GCGCAGGTGATGAAGGAAGGCAAGGCGGGCGTAGGCGAAGTGCGCGTCGGCCCAGGCGGCCATTACGCCAATCTGGACGCCCTGGTGTACGACGCGATCCAGATCCTGGCCCCGTGGTTTCAGGAAGACACGGGCCTGCGCGTGCATGTGAACCGCAAGCTCCTGCACGACAAGTACTTCCCCAAGATCAACCAGGAACAGCGCGCCACCGACGAACTGGCCACCCAGGTACTGGTGAGCCAGAAGCTGATGGGCGGCCTGACCGCGCTGGGCCTGCCGTACTTCCCCGGCACGTCGCTCCTGATCAGCCGCCCCGACAACCTCTCGATCTACTACCAGACCGGTGGCCGCCGTCGCCTGCTCAAGGACGAGCCGGAGTACGACCGTATCGCCGACTACCAGTCCAGCAACGACGCCTACGTGATCGAGCGTCTGCGCGGTGCGGTGCTGATCGAGAACATCGTGCTCGGCGACTGGACCCAGGCTCCGTAAGGCCCGCCTCGATGCCCTCACCCGCCATGGAACACCTGATGCGGGCGCAGGCCGCCCAGGCGACCGCGAACGCGGCGCCGGGCGCGGCGGTGGATAGTTCCACCTCCCACGCTCATGCCCTGATCCGCGCCAAGCTGGACACCGACCGCCGCCGCTTGAAGCTCCTGCAATCGGTGGAGCGGAAGATCGAGGCCAAGCGCGAACTGCTGCCCGACTACGAAGCCTATGTGGACGGCGTCTTGGCCGGCGGCCAGGGCGTGCAGGACGACGTGCTCGGCTACGTGCTGTGCTGGCGGATCGACGTGGGCGACTTCGCCGGTGCGCTGCCCATCGCCCGCTACGTGCTGACGCACAACCTGTCCATGCCCGACCGCTTCCAGCGCACCACCGCCACGCTGGTGGCCGAGGAACCGGCCGAACAGGCGCTCAAGGCGTACACCGCCGGTAAGCCCTTCGACGTGGCGGTCCTGCGCGAGGTCATGGACGTGACCTTGCCCTACGACATGCCCGACCAAGTGCGCGCCAAGCTGCACTTCGCACTCGGTCGCTTGCTGGCCGAGACCGAACCCGGCGAAGCGCTGGTGTATCTGCGCCGCGCGGTGGAGCTGCACGACAAGGTCGGCGCCAAGAAAGACATCGAGCAGCTGGAACGCCGGCTGCGCCACCTTCCCGGCGATAGCGCCGCCACCGAACCGCCGCCGCAAGGCGGCCCCTGAGCCTCCCCCTGGCGCCGCGGCGGCACGGGTGGCGAGGGTCGCCCCCAGGCGAACACCGACCCACCCGTCCACCGCCGCATTTGACGAGACCCCGATGGGCACCCTGACTGGCAACGGCGGCACGGCCGCTACTCCTCCCTCCGACGACGGCCCGCCGATCCGCAACGACGGCTTCTGGCCCGATATCGACCTCGGCGCCCTGCGCGCCTCCACCCGCCTCACCGGCAACGTCACGGCGGCGCGCCTGCGCACCGCCGCTGTCGCCGCGGTGCTGTTCATCAATCCGCAGCTCGCTGCGTTTCGCGCGACGAAGATCGCGCAGGGCTGGGTGTCGGCCGCGGACATGGACGAGACCATCGACGGTAAGTCGGTGCTCGTGCAGCGCTATCTCCGCGCCGTCGCGTGCAGCGTGCAGGCGGACCTGGCCGAGCACTACCGCGATTGGGATACCACCCGTGCCGGCGATTACCGCGCCGAATCGGAGACCGCCGCGGCCGACGAATTCCGGCGCAACGCGCAATGGGCGCTGGCCGACATCCTGGGCCGCGCGCGCAACGTCGTGGAGCTGATCTAGTGCCCGCGGTGCGCTCGCTCCAAGGCGACACGGTGGACGCGCTGTGCTGGCGGGAGCTGGGCGCCACCACGGGCGTGGTGGAAGCCGTGCTCGAACTCAATCGTGACCTGGCCGACCTGGGCCTCGTCCTTCCGACGGGCACCGTCGTGCAGCTACCGGAGCGCTCGCCCGCCACAGCGACACCCGTCCTTCCTACCCAACAGCTATGGGACTGAGCATGACCGAACCGGCCAGCACCTACCTCCTTGCCGCCGCGGTCACCGCCACGGCCGCCACCACCGCGCTGCTTCCCGGCATCGACGGCGACGCCCTGGTGGGCGCGCTGGCCGGCGGCACGCTGTACGTCACCAGTGCGCGCGACCTGCCGCTGCTGCGCCGCGCCGTCTACCTGCTGGTGAGCACGGCCGCCGGCTACTTCGGCGCGCCGGAGCTGCGCGGTCTGCTGCCGCTGCAAAGCAACGGCCTGGCCGGCTTTCTCGGCGGCGCCGTCGCGGTGACGGTCGCCACCCAAGCCATCGAGCGGGTGAAGACCCTCGATCTCTCGTCCCTGTTTACCAAGCGCGGAGCCTGACCCATGTCCCAGCTCATCACCCCGAACGCCTGGCCACTGATCCAGCTGATCGCGTGCCTGGTTATCGCCTGGCAGTTGGCCATGTACCGCCGCGGCCGCTCGCCCCATCGCCGCGGCGTGGCCTGGTTGGCCTGGCTGCTGGTGGTCGGCTGCCTGATGACCGCGGTGAAGCTCTTGTGCGGCGTGCGGCCGCCACCGGGGCCGCTGGAAGCGCTCGGATGCACTGCGCTGGCTGCGCTGCTCACCGGGCACCGTGGCGACCTGGCGCATACCCTCCGCGCCGTGTGGGACGCCGCGCGCGCCGTGCATCGTCGGGCGCGCCGATGATCGCGCTGGCCGAGCAGCGCATCGAGCGCCTGCTGTCGGACCTGATCGCGGTGGAAGGCGGCTACGTCCACGACGCGGCCGACCGCGGCGGCGAGACCCGGTGGGGCATCACCGTGGCGACGGCGCGCGCCCATGGCTACACCGGCCCGATGGCGGCATTGCCCGAAGCGAACGCCCGTGCGATCTACCGCACGACCTACGTGGACGCGCCTCGCTTCGGCGAGGTGGTCGCCATCGATCCCGAGATCGGCGCCACGCTGGTGAATATCGGCGTCAATATGGGACCGGCGGTCGCCGCCCGTTTCCTGCAACGCTGGCTCAATGCGTTCAACGACACCGGCACCCGCTACGCGGAGCTGGTGGTCGACGGCCAGGTGGGCAACAAGACGCTCGACGCGCTGCGTGCCTTCCTGCGCTGGCGTGGCCCGATGGGCGCTGCCACCTTGCTAAAGGGCATCCATAGCTCCCAGGGCACACGCTACCTCGACATCACCGAGGGGAACCGTTCACAGCGACGGTTCGTGTTCGGTTGGGTCACCAACCGGGTGGGGACGTAGGCCATGCGCTACGCCCTCACCGTCCTGCTCGCCCTGCTCGCCGTGGCCGGTGGCTTACTGGCCTGGCAGCACCACCGTATCCAAGGCCTAGCTACCGACGTGGCCCAGGCACAAACGCAAGCGGTCATCGCCGGCTTCGAGGCCAGCGCGGCGCGCGCGGACGTGCATGTCATTACCAAGTACGTGGACCACGAGCGCGTGGTTCACCAGGTCATCCACACTATCCAGCGCGAGACGCCCCGCTATGTCACGCCCCGCACCGATGCTGCTTTTCCTCTCCCTGTCGGCTTTGTCCGCCTGCACGACGCCGCCGCCGCGGCCGATCTGCCCGGCCCTCCCGGCGCTGCTGATGCGCAGGCCTCCGGCGTTACAGCCTCTGACGCCGCCGTCGTCATCGCCGGCAACTACGGTACCTGCCACGCCATCCGCGACCAGCTCAACGCGCTGATCGATCGCTTGCAGATGCCGCCCTATCACGAGGCCGCGCCGGATGAATAAGCCCGGCCGCCTGCGCGAGGCGCTGATCCGTGGACTACCCGATCTCGCCCTCGATCCGCAGAAGCTGCTGATCTTCGCCGAGCGTGGCTCGGTGGTGGCTACCGGTGAACCGGGTGAGAGTTGGGAATACGCCTACCAGCTGACGGTGATCGTGCAGGACTTCGCGGGCGACATGGACGCACTCACGGCCACCGTGTTGCGCTGGCTCGCCGCGGAGCAGCCGGACCTGCTGCTGAGCGCGGAGAGCCGGCGTAACGGCATACGCTTCGAGGCCGAATTGATGACCGCCGAACTGGCCGATGTGCAATTCCAGCTGGACATCACCGAACCGGTGATGCGCCGCCGTGACGGCTTCGAGCACCCAGCACCACCGCCGGCCGATCCGACGGCGATGTGGTGAGCAGCGATCCGCTGCGCCAGCTGGACGAATGGGCCGGCGCGTTGCTGGCCAAGTTGGAGGCACCTGCGCGGCGCACCCTAGCCGTGACCATCGCCCGAGAGCTGCGCCGCTCCCAACAGCAGCGCATCGCCTGGCAGCACGATACGGAGGGCTCGCCCTTCGTGCCACGCAAGCCGCGGCTGCGTGATCGGCGCGGGGCCATCCGCCGGCGTGCGGCGATGTTCGCCAAGCTTCGCACCGCGCGGTGGCTGCGTATCGCCGGCACACCCGATGCCGCCGAGGTAGGTTTCGCCAGTCGTGTCGCGCGGATCGCGCGCATCCACCAAGAAGGACTGCGCGACCGCGCAGCACCGGACGCACAAGAGGTCCGTTACCCCCGCCGCGCGCTTCTCGGCTTCACCGAAGCAGATCGGGAATGCGTCCGCGACTTGCTGTTGCTCCAAATCACCGGCCGATAAGGGCGGCCAACGAAGCCTAGCGGTTCGACAAAAGGGCCCTGATCGCTGAATATTCGTCGCGCAGGCTCTCTCGATTGCACGCAAGGACAGCGCCATGACGTTTCACTCGCATAAATTCGAAGACGCAGACCTTCAACGTCGCCTCATTTTGGGCCTAAAAGAGCTGACATCTGCTCCCGACTACACAGTGGAAGACGACGGCACAGTCTTCTTCGATAGAAGCGACTACGCCGGCATGAACAAGGTCATTCATCCCATCCGAAGAAGCTGCTTTCGTTGGTACCTTCGATGGTCGGAAGACCCCATCTGGTCAGCTGCCTTTTGGGAAGCCATGAAGCAATCTGGCACACCCTTTCAAATCGAGTATCACAACAGACGCATCGCCTTCCTTCTACCGAAGGATCTTGAAGAACTCCATGAAGAAATCTCCTATCGCACCGCGATAGAGTGCTATCCCATCGACGAGGACTAACTACGCGGCGAACGCAACATACCTAGTCACATCGGATAGTCATTTGATGAATAGGAGGCCCGATCAAGATGCCGATAGTAGCCTTCCATATGGGGAATCCGGTCAGGCAAAACCTGATTGCCGCACACCGGTTCTACGTCGAACAAGCTCGAAAGCGGCTGCTTTCACAGTTTGAAAATCTTGACGACGAGGTCAATGAGACAGCGGAGATGCTACTCAACGAAATCGAGTATGACCCGCAAATCGTTGATCCTTACGATGTCTACGAGGCTGTCCGAGAAAAGAGCATTGAGCTGTGCCAGATGCTCAGCGACTTGCAGGACCGCACACGACTTTCCGTCATTGCGGGCATGTATCACGAATGGGACAAAAAGCTTCGGGAATGGATGACACGCGAAATGAGACATTGGCATAACGCCGACCTCCTCAAGCGGGCCGTATGGGACGCAGACATGCCCGATCTTCTCGAACTCCTTACGTCATTCGACTGGGATGTCGCCGCGCTTGAGTGCCACGACCGTTTAGATGTAATGCGCCTGGTAGTGAATGTCTTTAAACATGGCAAAGGTACGTCGCTCGAACGGCTCAAGCTACAGCGCCCTGAGTTTTTCCCGTCCATAGGCGCTATCCAAGGTGGCTTGCCGTCTCATCTTATCGACCACACCCAAATGATGGTCAAAGACCGACATGTCGAAGAATTCTCCGAAGCCATCGTGGCTTTCTGGGAGGCGGTGCCAGAAAGCATCATCGCCAAAGATGAGGTCGAAGTTCCACGGCGGTTTGAAAAGGCCTTCAACAAGGACCGCTCCGCGACGTCCTGACAAAGGCTAATCTTCCCCTTCGCCGAACGGAAGCGCATCCGCGACCTCTTGCAGAGATACCCAGAACCACCTAGAGAAATAGCACGCAAGTCCCGCATCACGAGCCGTAGCTCACCTTCGTCCCATCCACTTGGATATGACCTGAGGCCTTCATGGTCTCCAGCACGTTGGCGACTTCCTCATCCGTCAGCCGCTTGGAAAAGATCGCCTGAATGGTATTGGTAAGCGTCTTGATGGAGCGCGGCTTGGTCACCCGCTGATGAAGGCTCGCTAAAACTAAGCCCATCTTTTCTTCGGCCTTCCCTGTCTTAGCGATCTGCGTTGCCTTGAGCATAGGTATCTCATCAATGCTCTTAGACCTACACGCGAGGACTTTCTGTCCTTTCAGATGCTTGATGAGGGGATCGAATCCCGAATCCTTGCTAATGATGTGAAAGAACGCATTCGCATCCTTCGCGACGATATGGCCAATGTAGTAGGCGATGTGGAAATCCAAGGCATTGGGACCGTTGCCGGCAATTTTGACGTAACGAGCGTGCTCACCGAGCGCCTGCATCGCCTCGGCCACTTCAAATGAAACCTTGGCTTGGCTTGCCCCCACAAACAGCAAGACCTTGAAGAGGGCATCGCCCTTCAAGGGACTCAAGGTTTTCGGCTGCACATTCTCATAGTCGATGAGGATGTAATTGGTCTTCATGACTCCCTCCCTTCGTTTCTTTGGTTCAGTCCTTGGGGTACATCACACCTTCAACCCATGCATCCGGCTTGAAATCGAAAGCATGCCTTTCAGGATATACCTAGTGGGCCAATAAAACGGTGGCTCGCCGCAAGTCAGCAACTAGCGCTCGTCGGGCGCCGTGTCCGGGCTAGCCAGAATCCTCGCCCCTGTTCTGACTGACGCACGACAGAACAGCCTGTGCGTGCGTGGCGTGAAGATCTTCCGCAGCATGCACTGCATGCACGAAGACCCCACGCAACTCTTCAATCTGATCCGCTACGGGACCGTCGCCACGGTCGATGTGGCGGCGGCGCGCGTGGTGGTGTCGGTGGGTAGTCTCACCAGTAAGCCTATTCCCTGGCTTGCGCCGCGTGCCGGCGCCGCCCGCACCTGGTCGCCGCCCTCCCCCGGCGAACAGGTGCTCGTGCTATCGCCCGGCGGCAACCTCGGCGCCGCCGTTGCCCTGACGGGCATCTTCTATGACGCACATCCGATCCCTGCCGACGGTACTGCCGACAACGTGCTGCTCGCCTTCGGCGACGGCGCGGTACTTCTTTACGACCATGCGACGCATCTGCTCAAAGCTACGCTTCCTGCCGACGGCCGCGTCGAACTCACCGCGCCCGGCGGCTTCCGCCTGGTCGGCGACGTCGGCATCGATGGCGCCCTCCATGTCACGCAAGCGGCCACGTTCGATCAAACGCTACATGCGTCGCAGGACATCACCAGCGACGCGGACGTGAAAGCGGGTGACATCAGCCTGCGTCAGCACCTGCACGACCAGGTGCAGCCGGGCCCGGGGCTCACCGGCAGGCCACAGCCATGACCGGAATGTCGCGCACCACCGGCGCCGCGCTGCCGGAGATCGACCACATCGCGCAATCCGTCGCCGACATCCTGACCACGCCGCTGGGCAGCCGCCTAGCGCGCCGCACCTACGGCAGTCGCGTCTTCGACCTCCTCGATGCGCCGGCCAACGCCGCCACTCGCGTGCGTCTGTTCGCCGCCACCGCGACCGCCCTCATGCGCTGGGAGAAGCGCCTCACCGTGCAGCGCGTCGCGCTGACAGCCATCGACGGCCTGCAGGGGAAGTTCGCCCTCGACATCGACGGCCGCCTCGCCACGGGCGCCGCCGTGTCGCTGAGCATGCCTTTGACCCGAGGCGCTACGGCATGACCAGCGCCATCCAGCTCGACCGCCTGCCACCGCCCGATGTGGTCGAACCGCTCCACTACGAAACGATCCTAGCGAAAGCCAAAGAGCAGTTTGCGGCGTTGTGGCAGCAACAGCAGAGGCGCGACGCCTCCCTGCCGGGCATCGACCTGAGCCGCGAGTCCGAGCCGGTCGTGAAGATCCTGCAGACCGTCGCCTACGTGGCGCTGGGCCTGCGTCAGCGCGTCAACGATGCCGCGCGGGCCAACTTCCTGGCGACCGCCCAGGGTGCAGACCTCGACCACATCGGCGCTTGGTACGGCGTCGAACGCCTCACGCTGAGCCCCGCCAAGCCGGAGCTGGCCATCTCCGCCGTGATGGAATCCGACGATGCCTTGCGCGAGCGCATCACCTTGGCGCCGGCCTCGTTCTCGGTGGCCGGGCCGGAAGCGGCCTACGTCTTCCATGCACGCAGCGCCTCAGGCGACGTGCTCGATGCCAGCGCGATCAGCCCACAGCCGGACGACATCCGCGCGGTGGTGGCCGATGTCCTGGCCCGTCACGACGCAGCGCCGGCCCTGGTCGCCGACATGCAGGCCGCCTTGGCCGCGGCACGCTGGCCCGGCGAGGTGATCGTGTCGGTGTTGTCGCGTCAGGGCAATGGCCAGGCCGACGCCGCTCTGCTCGCTGCCGTGGCCGACAACGTGAGCGCCGACAACGTGCGGCCCCTGACCGACTTCGTCACCGTGCAGTCGGCCGACATCGTGCCTTTCCAGGTGCGCGCCACCCTGTGGACCTACGCCGGCCCGGATGCCGATATCGTCCGCGCCGCGTCCCGCGCGAGCCTCGATACCTATCTCGCCGAGGCCAAGCGCCTGGACCGCGACATCACGTTGTCCGGGCTCTACGCCGCCCTGCAGGTCGCCGGCATCCAGAACGTGGAGCTGGAAGAACCGCGCGCCACGCTGGTGATCGGCCCGACCCAGGCTGCGCATTGCATCGGCGTGGAGCTGGCCTATGGGGGTATCGGTGGATAGCCTCCTGCCGCCCAACAGCACGCCGCTCGAACGCACCCTCGAACACGTCACGCTCAACGCCCTGGACGTGCCGGTGCCGCTGCGCTCCCTCTGGAATGCCGACACCATCAGCGGCGAGTTGCTGCCATGGCTGGCCTGGTCGATGAGCCTCGATAGCTGGAAAAGCTATTGGTCCGACACGGTCAAGCGCAACCGCGTGCGCCAGGCCATCGACATCGCGCGCCGCAAAGGCACGTCGCAGTCGGTACGCGATGTGGCCGCCGCCTTCGGTGGCGCCATCAGCATCCGGGAGTGGTGGCAGACCGAGCCCAAGGGCGTGCCGCACACCTTCGACGTGGTGCTGACCCTGACCGGCGACGACGGCGCCGAAGCGAGCGCCGCCTACGTCGACGACGTCATCGCCGAGATTCGCCGCACCAAGCCGGCCCGGTCGCACTTCACCTTCACCCAGGGCTTGCAGGCTCGCGGTCGCCTCGGCGTGGTCGCCGCGGCCCGGCCTGTCGCCTACGTGCATCTGCAATTCACCGGAGCTGCCTGAGATGGCCCTCACCCTGACGATCACGCCGGCCGGCCGCGCGGCCCTGGTCAACGCCCAAGCCGATGGCACCCAGGCCGTGCGCATTGCCCGCGTGGGAGTGACTGCCACCGCCTTCGCACCCGGCCAGCCGCTGCCGAACGAGATCAAGCGCCTGGCGACCGTGGCCAGCGGCGCCACCGCGAAAGACACGGTCCACGTCACCGTGACGGATGCGGGCACGGACGTGTACACGGTGCGCGGGTTCGGTTGGTACCTGGACGACGGCACGCTGTTCGGCTCCTACGGCCAGGCCAACGTGATCGTGGAGAAGTCCGCGCAGTCCACGATGCTGCTGGCCACCGACGTGCAGTTCACGGACGCGGACGCCACGCAGATCACCTTCGGCGACACCACGTTCAACAATCCGGCGGCCACCCTCGACACGCTGGGCGTGGTGAAGCTGGCCAGCGAGGACGACGCGACCACCGGCACCGATACGCAGCGCGCCGTCACGCCGAAGTCGCTGCTCGCCGTGCTAAATGCCCGCCTGGGCGTCGGCGCACCCACCGCATTCGTCAGGAAGCTGCTGGGACTGGCCACGGCCGCCGCCTTCCGCGGGGAGTTGGGCCTCAAGAGCGCCGCCCTGAAAGACGACGGCCCCGGCAACGGTTTGGATGCCGACACGCTCGACGGCCAGCACGGCGATTACTACCGCGCCTGGGCCAACCTCACGGACAAGCCCACCACGTTCACGCCAAGCGCGCACGCGCATCCGTGGTCGGACATCACCAACCCGCCCGCGCAGGCGAGCCGCTGGCCGGCCTGGTCGGAGGTGACGGCCAAGCCCGACACCTTTACCCCGGCGCCGCACTCGCACGCCTGGGCGGACATCAACAACCCACCCATGCAGACCCAGCGCTGGCCGGCATGGAGCGAGATCACCGCCAAGCCCACCACCTTTGCGCCGTCGGCGCACACGCACGCCATCGGTGACGTGACGAACCTGCAGACCGCGCTCGACGCCAAGGCGCCGACACAGAGCCCGGTGTTCCAGGGTGCCGTGGTGGCCGCCGGGGGCGCGGTGCAGATCGGCGCGACCGGCGGCGCGTACGCCACCTTGAAGAATGACGGCACCCTCGCCTTGAACGGCGGCACCGCCTATGCCCTGCTGCGCGCCGGCGCGAGCAACACCTCCGTCGGCACGCGACTGACCAACGGCCTGATGCCCTCCATCGAAGGCATCGCCGGAACGGGCCTGGAAGGCTCGCCGCCTCTGCTCGTCGGCAACGGCGGCAATGCCTCTGCCTCGGCATTGATGGCCTTCCTGCGCGACGGCATCGCCGGTGGCTTCCTCGGCCTGGACACCGACAACGTGCTCAAGTGGGGCGGCTGGACGATGGGCCCCGCACGGCGGGTGCTGCATGACCGTATCCGCGACGCTGTGCTCGATGGCACCACGTGGATGGAAGACCTGCGCGTCGTGGGCAATCCCGTGTGGCATAGCGGGCAAATCTCGTTCGCTGCCGAGGGCAACGGCTGGATGAAGTTCCCCAACGGCTTCCTGGTGCAGTGGGGGAGGTATCTCTCCGACGCGCCGTGGAACGAAGGCACCGGCCCCGCGCTCAGCTTCCCCATCGCGTTTCCCAATGGCTGCCTCTCCGTGCAGGTCAGCGACTACCTGACCAACGTCGGCGGCGCGGGCTGGTCGCAGTACGACGACAGCGCCCAGCTCACCGGTTGGGACCGCACGCACTTCACCACCTTCATCCAGTTCCCCGGCGGCGCCAACGCCAACCGTTGGTGTGGGCTGACTTACTTCGCCCTGGGGTACTGAATGGCCTACTTCTACGACATCGTGCAGGGCGGCTTCTACTGCGATGCGGTGCATGGCCCGCGCACCCTCCCGGTCCGCGATCCCGACTGGACACCGGGCGATGGCCAAACGCTCGCCGATGGTCCGTTGATCGAGCAGGCCAATCCGCACTGCACCCTGCCGCCGGCCAGTGACCTGGCCGTCTTAAGTGAGGACACCTACCGCGCGTTGCTGGACGGCCAGAGCCGCGGCAAACGGATCGTCGTCCGTGATGGCGCGCCCACGCTGGCGGATCCGCCGCCGCCCACGACCGAGCAGATCGCCGCACGCCTGCGCGCGCAGCGCGATGTCCTGCTTGCCCCGGTCACCGACGCCCTGCAGCGCCATGTGCTGCAAACCACCTATGCCCAGCCGACCACGCTGACCGACACCGAAGCGTCGGCGCTGGCGACCTATGCCCAGGCGCTGCGCGATGTGCCGCAGCAGCCGGGCTTCCCGCACACCGTGGTCTGGCCGGACGCCCCGGCACCGACCGACGCCATCCCCGCCACCCCCGAGGCCTAACCCATGTCCACCGCCTACCACCACGGCGCGCGCATCCAGGAAACCAGCGACGCCCCGTACGCGCTCAAGACCGTCTCCACCGCCACCATCGGCTTTGTCGCCACCGCGTCGGATGCCGATGCGACCGCCTTCCCTCTGGACACGCCGGTCCTGCTCACGCAACCCAAGGCCGGCCTCGCCAAGGCCGGCACCAAGGGCACCCTCGCCCGCGCGCTCAAAGCCATTGCCGACATCGTGACCTGCCCGGTGGTAGTCGTGCGTGTCGCCGAAGGCGTGGATCCGGCGGCCACCACCTCCAACGCGGTGGGCACCGTCAACGCGGAAGGGCGCTATACCGGCCTGCAGGCGCTCCTTACGGCGGAAGCGCACACCGGCGTGCGTCCGCGCATCCTGGGCGCGCCCGGTCTGGACACCAAGCCCGTGGCCGACGCACTGGTCACGGTCGCCAAGCGCTTGAAGGCCTTTGCTTACGCCACCTGTGACGACTGCGCCACCCTCGCCGATGCCAAGACCTACCGCGAAGGGTTCGGCGCGCGCGAGCTGATGCTGCTGTGGCCGGATTTCACCACCTGGGACACCGTCGCCAACCGCGAAGCCAAGGCGCTGACGGTCGCCATGGCACTGGGCCTGCGTGCCAAAACCGACCAGGTCGCCGGCTGGCACCGCGTGCTCTCCAATATCCCCGTCGACGGCGTGATGGGCATCAGCGCCGACGTCTACTTCGACTACCTCACCGAGGGTACCGACGCGGACCTGCTCAACGAAGCGGGCATCACCACCCTGGTCAAGCGCAACGGTTTCCGCTTCTGGGGCTCGCGCACCTGCGACACCAGCACATACGTCTTCGAGTCCTACACGCGCACCGCCCAGGTCGTGGCCGACACCATCGGCGAAGGCGTGTTCGAGTACAGCGACAAGGCCATGCACGCGAGCCTCGTCCGTGACCTGATCGATGCGATCAACGCCAAGCTGCGCGCCCTCACCCGCCAGGGCGCCCTGCTCGGCGGCCGCTGCTGGTTCGACCCGTCGTTGAACGAGACCGCCGACATGCAGGCCGGCAAGCTCGCGCTCAACTACGACTACACGCCGGTGCCGCCGTTGGAAGACCTCACGCTGCGCCAGACCTTCACCGACGTCTACATCGCCGATCTCAAAGCGGCGATCACCTCCACCAACAACGCCTGATCGCTGCAAGGAACGGAATCATGAAGCTCCCGAGCAAACTGAAAAACTTCGACCTCTTCCAGAACGGCGAATCCTGGCTGGGCCTGGTGCCGAGCGTCACGCTGCCCAAGCTGACCCGCAAGATGGAGGACTACCTCGCCGGTGGTATGGCCGGCCCCGTCGAGATCGACCTCGGGCAGGAAAAGATCGAGCTGGCCTTTACCGCAGGCGGCATCCTGCGCAGCGCCCTCGAACAGTACGGCGCCACCGCGGTGGATGCCGTGCAGCTTCGCTTCGCCGGGGCGTACCAGTCCGACAGCAGCAGCGGCTACAACGCCGTCGAAGTGGCGGTACGCGGCCGCTACAAGGAGTTCGATCCGGGCGACGCCAAATCGCAGGCCGACACCGAGCACAAGTTTTCCGTGTCGTGCGCCTACTACCGCCTCAGCATCGACGGCGTGCCGGTGATCGAGATCGACATGTTGGCCAACAAGCTCGTCGTCAACGGCGTGGATCGCATGGCCGCGCAGCGCGCCGCGATGGGCCACTGGTAACCCTTCCCCACTCTTCCCAGGAATCTCCTCATGAACGACACCACCATGCCCGTCATTACGCTGGACGAGCCGATCCGCCGCGGCGAGCAGATCCTCACCGAAGTGCGCCTGCGCAAGCCCAAGGCTGGCGAGCTGCGCGGTACGCAGCTGGTGAACCTGCTGCACATGGACATCGCGGCGCTCGAAATCGTCCTGCCGCGCATCACCGTGCCGACCCTCACCAAGCACGAGGTCAGCCAGCTCGATCCGGCGGACATCACGCAGTTCGGGTCGGAGCTGGCCTCTTTTTTGTTGACGAAGGCCAAGCGGGAGGGCTTCCCGTAACGGTCGAAGACGCCATGGCCGACATCGCGGTGGTCTTCCATTGGCCACCGCCGACGATGGACGGCATGGACGTGAGCGAGTTGGTGCAGTGGCGCGAACGCGCCCGGTTGCGGAACGGCGGCGAGGACTAGCGTGGATCTGAAACTCAGTGTCCTGTTGAACATGATCGACAAGGTGACCGCGCCCTTGCGCGGCATCGCCGGCAGTTCCGCCGCCACGTCCAAGGCGCTGCGCGAGACCCGCCAGCGCCTCAAGGAACTGCAGAGGGCGCAGGACGATTTGAAGGGTTTCCGCCAGCTCAAGGCAGGCACTCAGGCCCTGGGCACCCAGCTAGCGGCGGCACGCCAACGCGCCACCGAGCTGGGGCGCGCCCTTGCCGGCACCACGAACCCGACTCGGCAGCAGACCCGGGAGTTCGCGGCGGCGAAGCGCCAGGCCGACGCGCTGGGCGGGCAGTACCAGGCCAATGTCCGCCGGCTGCAATCCGTGCGCGAAGCCCTGGGTGCCGCCGGCATCCATACGCGCGACCTGGCCGGCCATGAGCGACGGCTGCGCGACGACATCGCCGCGGCGAACGCGCAGCTGGGCGAGCAGCAGAAAAAGCTCAGCGCGCTCACCCAGCAGCAACAGAAGATGGCCGCGGCCCGCCAAAGCTTCGAGCGCAGTTCGGCGACGGCGGCGCATCTCACCGTGGGCGGCTACGCCACGCGGGAGACCGGCAAGCATCTGCTGGACGCGATCAGCCCTACGGTGACCGAGGCGAAGGCCTGGACGGCGCAGGTCGCGCAGTTGCGCGCCATGGGCGTCGGCGATGCCCTGGTGACCGATGCGGTGAAGTTTGCCCGGGCGCAGGACATCATGGGCACGAGCGCGACCGAGACGTTGAAGCTCCTGAAAGAGTCCTACAGCGTCCTGCGCGACATGCATGAGGCGGAGGCAGTGACGCCCTACCTCGCGCGCATGAAGTTCGGCATCGAGACCGTGATGGCCCAGGGCGGGCATGGCGAGGGGCACGGCGACACCGCCGAGACCATGTTCATGGACCTGCTCAAGGTGGCCGAGCTGCGCGGCGCCGCCAAGAGCCCGGAAAGCCTGAAGCGCGTGCTGGATTTCGCCACCCAGGCGTACGTCGCCTCCGGCGGCCTGGTGAAGTCCGAAGACCTGCTCAACATGATCAAGACCGGCGGCGTCGCGGCGAAGCAGCTGGACGATCAGTCGTTCTTCTTCGGCCTGCTGCATACCGTGCAGGAAATGGGCGGCCACCGCGCCGGTACGGGCCTGTCGACGGCCTACCAGAACTGGGCGGCCGGGCGCTCCACCCGCCAGTCGGCCGACGAACTGTTCCAGCTGGGCCTGCTCAAGCCCGGCGCTATCGAAGTCCATGAGAAGACGGGCCACCTCAAGAAGCTGCTGCCCGATGCACTGAAAGAGGGCGACCTCTATCGGAGCAACCCGTTCGAGTACCTGATGACGCGGGTGATCCCGAAGCTCAACCCGGACGGCCAGCTCAACGACCAGCAGGTGGTGAGCAAGATCAACGCGCTGTTCTCCGGCCGCAAGGGCGGTGACCTGTTCGCGTCGCTGTTCATGGAGCGCGCGAACATCGCCAAGCACTTGGCCGCGGCCCCCAAGGCCTTCGGCGTAGATGCGCTCTACGACGAAGCCCGCCAGAACGCCGCGGGCCAGGAGGCCGAGCTGCTGGCCCGCAAGTCGGACCTGTACCGCGAGCTGGGCGAGCAACTGCTGCCCGTCTACGTAGCGGGCTTGGGCAAGTTGGTGGGCGTCCTGCGTGCCGTCAGCGGCTGGTCCCAACGTCACCCGGCGCTGGCCAAGGGCATGCTGCTGGTCGCCGGCAGTGCTGGCGTGCTGCTGGCGACGGTGGGCAGCCTGATGATCGGCCTGGGCGGGCTGCTCGGCCAGTTCGCGCTGCTGCGCTACGTCATGCGCCTCGGGGGCATTCGCGTCGGCGCGATGGCCGGCGGCGCCGAGGGCGGCCTGCTGTCGCGCCTGCCGATGCTGGGTCGCCTGTTCCCAGCCATCGCTACCGGCGCCCGTGCCGCCATGCTCGCCATCACCGGTGTGAGCCTGCCGGTGGCCGCGCTGATCGCGCTGGTGATCGTCGCGGCCCTGGCGATACGTCGCTACTGGCAACCGCTCTCGGCCTGGTTCTCGGGTGTTTGGGATGGCATCGGCCAGGCCGTAGGGCCGGTGTTCGCTGACATCGGCCGCGCGCTCGCGCCGCTCAAGCCGGCGTTCGACGTGATCGTCGGATGCCTGGTTAGCGTGTGGCGCTGGATCACGCAACTGCTGGAGCCCATGCAGGCCACCCAGGAGCAGATGGCCAATGCCCGCGCGACCGGCGTGACGTTCGGGCAACTGGTCGGCGCCGCCATCCGCGGCGTGGTGCAGGCCGTCAGCTTCGGCGTGCAGATGTTCGTGGCGCTCGGCGAGGCCATCGGCACCGCGGCGGGCTGGGTGGTGGTGCATTGGGAACCGGTGAAGGCTTGGTTCGCCGAGATGTGGCAGAGCGTGGAGAACGCCGCGCGCAAGACGCTCGACTGGATCGCCGAAAAACTTGGCGCGGTACGCGAGCTGATCGACCGCATTCGCCACCTGGGGCAGAGCAGCCCGGTGATGCCACCGGGCACCACGCCCATCGACTGGATCACGGGCGATGACCAGGAGAAGGCTCGCAAGATTGCCGACGCCATCGCCCGTACGCCCCTGGCCGGCGGCGAGGCGACCGGCCAGGGAGCCAGCCTGGTCAACTCCGTCCCACCGGTGGGCGTGCGCGCAGCGAAGACCGTGGTCATGCACGGCGACCAGGTCACGATGCATGTGGACGCCCGCGGCAACGATCCGGACGCGGTGCGCCGGCAGGTCGCGGACGCCATGGCCCGCCACGAGCGAAGCAGGCAGGTGCGCGCACGCTCCGCCTTTAGCGATGAGGATTGAGGATGGATGGGATGGTCTTGATGGCCTTCGGGCCGTTCGTGTTCGGCATGCGCACCGCGGCCTACGAAGAGCTGCAACGCCAGATGCAGTTCAAGCATGCCGCCAATGCGCGGCTGGGCAAGCGCGACGCCTACCAGATCGTGAGTCCCGGCACGGAGATGCTCACGCTGTCGGGCGTGGTGGCACCGGAGGTTTCGGGCACGCTCGCCTCCATCACGCAGTTGGAAACGATGGGCAGCGAGGGACGTGCCTACGTCCTAGTCGATGGCGCCGGCCACATCTACGGTGTCTACTTCATTGACAGCCTGCAAACCACGCAGAGCGCGATCCACAGCGATGGCACACCACGCAAAGTGGCCTTCTCGCTCACGCTGTGCCGCAGCGATGACGAGCCTACCGACGAGGCCAGCGACAACCTTGCCGGCGGCCCCTCGCCGGAGGCGCAGGAACGCGCCCGAGCCACCGCATGATCGTCCAGCCCACCAACCCACTGTTGCGCCCTACCTGTCAGATCGCCATTGATGGCAAGGACCGCACTGCGCGGATCATGCCGCACCTGATCCAACTGACCGTGGAGTCGCACCGCCAGGATCACGCGGATACGGTGAGCTTGAATCTGGACGATAGCCGGGGGCAGATCGCCCTGCCGCGCCGCGGCGTGGAGATGCGGGTGATGCTGGGCTTTGAAGGACTCGGCGTGTCGCTGCAGGGCACCTATCACGTGGATGAGATCGAACATAGCGGCACGCCCGACACGGTGAGCATCGTGGCGCGCAGCGCCAAGCTGACGCGGGAGCTGCGCATGCGCAAAGAACGGAGCTGGAGCCAGACCACCGTGGGGCATGTGGTGCGCGTCATTGCCGGCGAACACCAGCTCACGCCGCGCGTGGCGGCGAGCCTGAATCGGCTGCCGGTGGAGCACCTGGCGCAGACGGAATCCGATGTTGCGCTGCTGCGGCGCCTGGGCAAGATGTGGGATGCGGTGGCGACAGTGAAGGCCGGCAATCTGCTTTTCACGCCTGTCGGTGCCGCGCAGACGGCCAGCGGGAAACCGCTCGAACCATTGGTCTTGCGGCGGGCCGATGGTGACCGGCATCGCTTCCACGAAGCCGACCGGGACGCTTACACCGGGATCCGTGCACGCTGGCACGACGTGGGCGCCGGGCGCGGTCGCACGGTGCTGGCTGGCACCGCTGGACATGTGAAGTTTTTACGCGGCGATTTCGCCAGCCGGGAAGACGCACGACGTGCCGCTGAGGCGGAACTCGCGCGCGTGCGGCGTGGCGCTTCGACGTTCACCTTAGACATAGCCATCGGTCGGCCGGACCTCTATCCGGAAATGCCCGCGCGCACGCGTGGCTGGAAACCAGAGATCGACACCGTCGATTGGATCGTCGTCAAGGCGACACACAGTTTTACACCGGGCGGTGGCTATACCACGGCTGTGGAACTGGAAAGCAAAGCGACCGCCAGCGATACCGCGGCGGCCGATGAAGATGCGCCAGCGCCGAGTGAAAGCGACTTGGCTTGAGATTGCTTAGCAGGCAGGCGCTTGCTCGGAGTATCGCCATGCGCTGAATGATGCGCACCGGTCGCGCTTGTCAGCACCACGAGTATGGTGTTGCAATCGAACCTCGCCACCAAATTGCACGCGGTGCTGTTCGATGATTCGGCCGAAATGTCAGAGGTGTCTCGGGGATTTGCAGGTGGAATACACCGAAGCCGGCGAACCCTACGCGTGGTGCGCCCGATGCGGTTGGCGCGACGAACGGCCTGTCGAAGAAACCATTCCTCTTCTAGAGGACGCTCCATGGAAGTCGGAGGAATGGGATCGTCCGTGAAGGATGACGGCGCCGCCGAGCGCGGCGCCGAAGAGGATCAGGCGGAAGGATGATCCGCTAGCCATTCCGCGTATTCGGGCACCGTGCGCTTGACGTGCTGTTCCAGCCAGATCGCTTCGGCTTCGGGGCGCGCCGCATCCCAATCACCCACAAATTGAGTGAGTCGCCGCGCGGCCGGTGAGAGATTCGCGCCATCATCGACGGCTCGACGGACCACTGGCTGAGCCGCATGGCTCAAACGTTTCGGCCCGCGGCCGAACACGAGCCAGTCCATCGAGATGCCCTCCGCCGCCGCCAAGTTCGCGCAAAACGCGTAAGGCGGGCTATTGCGCTGGCGCCAGTTGCTGGGTGCGTTGCCACCGAGACCCAGTATGGCGGCGAGCTCCGCGTCGTTCTTCGCGTTGACCACCTCCCGCATACGGGAAATGACCTCGCCTGCATTTACGGCAGCCTGGCCGATAACTCGCATTGAGTGCAAACCTCTCGAAATAAGTTGCGAAACTTCGATTCGTGGGCTATCGTTCGATTTGTGTATCACTTCGGCATCGTAACCCATCGCCATGAAGAACTCCCTGGATAAGCCATGCCGGGCGTATGCGCCCCGCGCCGCCGTAAAACGAAAGCGGATCGGCGTCGGCCTGGACCCCGAGCAGTTGGCGCAATGCCAGCGATTGGCCCGGGCTGAGCGGAAAACCGACGCCGCGTATGTCCTGACGGTCTACCTCGAAGGTTTGGAAATGCGCCTTGCCCACCCCGCCGGCGCGACCGACCCTGCACATAAGTAAGCCCACAACCGGTGTACGAGGACTAAACGGATGCACTCAAATCGATGCACGATCCGCTGCCCCCACTGCCGCGAACGCGCGGTCACGATGACCTCGCGCGAACTGAGCAACCTGGTGCGGGAAATCTATTTCCAGTGCATGGGCATCGAATGCGGCCACCGCTTCGTCGCTCATCTAGGCATCGTCCGTACGCTGGTGCCCAGCATGAATCCACGCGATGACGTGGCCCTTCCCATCGTGGAGCGACGGGCCAACGACATCATCGTGGGCAGAACGCCGAGCGATGCCACACCCGCGCGCGACTGCACATCGCCCGTACCGCCGACGCCGGCCACGCATCCACCCGCGCCGCCCGCACTCAACTAACAGGGGATTACCGTGTCTTTCCTTCTCGACAGCGACCAGAAGAACACGCCGGAAGCTCGCCTTTCGGTGGCCATGGCGTTCCTTGATGCACACGCCGCCCAGCATTTGGACGAAGCACAGCTGATCACGCGCTGTACCGCGGCCGTGATGGAGCAGTTCGGTGTGAGTCAGCGCACCGCCAACCACGATGCGTTGCATGCGCTGGCCGCGACGCAAGCCCGCTACGAGCCGGCCTATGTGGACATCAACCACTCCACCAGCCACGTGGTGTACGTCACCAGCCCCCGCACCGGCCGTCTGGTCGCCTTCACCGCGAGCGAGCTGATGACCTTGGCTGACGAGCGTCGCACCACGGTGCAGGACGCCGAGTACACCACGTCGCGCTGCGGCCGTCGCGCCGACCGCTAAACCTCCGTTTCTCCCCCTTGATTCATCCACGACCGGCAGCCCACGGGCTGCCGGAACGGACACGGCTTGCCTCATGAAAGGCTACGCATGACCACCGACCTTAAGCATTGCGCCACTTGCCGGTCCCATCGACTGCTTGGCGATGCCTTTCACCTGTGCACCCTGCCACCCGACTGTGCACCGCCAGCGTCTGACGATGACTTCGACGCGAACTCGTGGTGCGACAGCGACGTACGCATGGCCGCTTACCTCGGCACGGCTTGCGACGTGATGCGCCGCATGGGCGCCCTGTGCGGTCCGCACGGCCACCTGTGGAGCGCCGCCGATGGCCGTCGTTGACATGAGCTTCGACCTGCAGCGAGATGTGCTCGACCAGCTGAACCGGGACTACGACTTTAAGCCGGCGAAGAAGGGCTACCTGCGCGAGGGCAAGTGCCCGACGTGCAGCAAGCGAGAGCTGTACATCAACGCCGACGCCCCGTGGGTCGTGCGTTGCGGCCGTCTGAAAAACTGCGGCTTCGAGGCCCGCATCAAGGAGCTGTACCCCGACCTGTTCGACAACTGGTCGGAGCGCTACAAGAAGACCGACGACAACCCCCATGCGGCGGCCGATGCGTACCTGACCAGCTCGCGCGGCTTCAACCTGGCGCGCGTACGCGGCAGCTACACGCAAGAGTGGTACCGCGACCACGAAACGAAAGCGACCTCGGCCACCATCCGGTTTCCCCTACCGGGCGGCAGCTATTGGGAGCGCCTGATCGATCGACCGCACCGCTTCGGCAAGATGAAGGCGCGCTTTGCGCCTGGCGCAAGCTACGCCGGCCAGGTCTGGTTGCCACCGACCCTGACGAACGAACGCCTGCTCACGCTGGACGAGCTGTGGTTTGTCGAAGGCATCTTTGATGCCAGCGCGCTCGATCACCACGGCCTGGCCGCGGCGTCCACGATGAGCTGCAACAACTACCCGGCGACTTTCCTGCGCCGGCTGGCCGAACTACGTCCCACCCATCGCCCCAGGCTGGTATGGGCCTTGGACGGCGATGCCGCCGGACGCGACTACACGCGCCGCTGGGTGCAGCGTGCGCGCAAGGAAGGATGGATCTGCGAAGCGGCCACTATCCCGCAGACCTCGCGCAAGAAGGACGATTGGAGCGATCTGCACCTCGCCGACCGGCTCAACCCGAAGGACATGGACGAGTATCGCTACCAGGGTTCGCTGCTGATCGCCCGATCCGCCGCGGATAAGGCGCGCCTCATATACGGACGCACCGGTGTGGCCACATTCTTCTACGACCACGACGACCGGCTGTACTGGTTTGACCTCGATATCAAGGCCTATGACAAGGCCATGCAACAGCTAGTGGAAAAAGACGCCGACATGGCGGAAGACGAGCGCCGCGAGCTGGCCTTGGCCGAATCCTGCGACTACGTCGAAATCGCCAACTGCAATCCGATGCCGCTGTACTACCAGGCCAACGAGGTCACCAACGAGTCCTGGTACTACTACCGCGTGGGCTTTCCCCACGGTGGCCGCGCTGTAAAAAACACCTTCGCCGGCAGCAGCCTCGCCAGTGCGAGCGAATTCAAGAAGCGTCTGCTGAGCATCGCGCCCGGCGCGGTGTTCACCGGCACCAGCCAACAGCTGGATCGCATCATCAAGCAGCAGCTCTACGGCATCAAAACCGTGGAGACCATCGATTACGTGGGCTACGCCAAAGAGTACGGCACCTACGTGATGGGCGAGCTGGCGATTCGCGATGGCGCCGTGTTCGATCTCAACGACGAGGATTACTTCGAAATCGGCCGGCTCAACCTCAAGACGCTGACGCATTCGCCGGCGTTGACGATCAGCCGTGATCGCAAGTCCTACCGCGAGGAATGGCTGCAGCTTGTGTGGAAGTGCTTCGGCGCCAAGGGCCTGGTGGCCCTCACCTTCTGGTTTGGCAGCCTGTTTGCCGAGCAAATCCGCGCGGAGCAGAAAAGCTACCCGTTCCTTGAACTGGTGGGCGAGGCCGGCGCGGGTAAGTCCACGCTAATCGAATTTCTGTGGAAGCTGGTCGGCCGCCGCGACTACGAAGGTTTCGACCCGTCCAAAGCCACGCTCGCCGCACGCGCCCGTAACTTTGCCCAGGTGGCCAATCTTCCGGTGGTGCTGATCGAGAGCGACCGCGACAACGGCGAAGACGCTAAGAAGAAGTCGTTCGACTGGGACGAACTGAAGACCGCCTACAACGGCCGCAGCGTGCGCGCACTCGGCGTCAAGAACTCCGGCAACGAGACCCGCGAGCCACCGTTCCGCGCGACCGTCGTGATTTCGCAGAACGCCAAGGTGGATGCCAGCGAGCCGATCATGCAGCGTATCTGCCACATCAGCGTGGACCGCTCAGCGCACACGGCCGAGACCCGCGCCGCGGCGCTCGAACTGGAGCGCATGCCGGTGGATGCGGTGAGCTACTTCTTTGTGATGGCCGCGCGCCAGGCGGAGCACGTGCTCGCTACGGTGTTTGACAAAGCACCGATCTACGAGCTGGAACTGCTCGCCCACGACGCCGTGAAGACCACGCGTATCGCCAAGAATCATGGGCAACTGCTGGCCCTGTTCGCGGCGCTCGATGCACTGATCCCGTTCACCGACGAACAGAAAGCTGCGGTGGCACGCGAGGTGCTGGCGATGGCCATCGAGCGGCAATCCTCGATCAGCGCCGATCACAAGATCGTGCAGACCTTTTGGGAGCGCTTCGACTATCTGGATGAGTGGAACGGCGCAGGGGCGGGTCTCAACCACAGCCGCAATCCCCACGAAATCGCCGTCAACCTCAACCACTTCGAGGAACGCGCGCGCGAGCACCGCCTCGACGTGCCGACCCTGGCCGACCTCAAGAAATACCTGCGCACCTCGCGCTCGCGCAAGTTCATCGACCTCAAGCCGGTGAACAGCGCCATTTGGTTGCATGACCAGACCGACAAGGCTCGCGGCCGCACCGTCAAGTGCTGGGTCTTCCAGCGCGACGCCAACGATTAGCCGGCGACGCCGACCCGCACGAGGCAGAGACCGAGTGATGCGACGCCCCACCATGCACCCATTTGACACCTAGTGCGATCTAACCAGTACCTAGAACATAAGCAGTTGATACGATGAATACGTTGTTTTCGCTACTAGCGCAGTATGAAACCGCCCAGATACCACTCAACAAGTGTTGCCACTTATTCGGCCTCAAGCCAGAAGAAGCAGCGAAACGCGCGGGACGGCACGCACTGCCTGTCCCGGCATTCCGAATTGGCACACAGAAAGCACCCTGGCTGATCGATGCTAAGACATTGGCCGATCATCTAGATGGGCTACGTGAGATTGCAATGCGCGACTGGTTGAAATTGAAGGGTGCGAGTGGCACTAAGTTGCAGTAAGCAGTCTGCGACGGTACCGGGGCCACAGATTCACTGCTCCAGGGACGATTTGCGGCCGCCCGCACCAAGGGTTGAAGATGGGTCTATCCATTCTTCCAGCACGCCGAAGCTCTCGAATGAGTGCTGCCAACTCGCTCCTCGAACCGCGCATTTCCCGATGCGTCTGACGCAAAGCAATTAGGTCTTGTAAAAATGGCTGCTTACTTCCGCCCAAGCCAATTAATGAATATTTGAGTGTCAATTCTTGGACTAACGAATTTGTTGGCCGTTAGATAGGCCAGCATCGTTTCGCCCTTAACGATCTTCGGAGGGGTCCGCGTGTGGACATTGAACGGCGATAAGGCGTTATATACGCTTCCATACGTGCCGTACTTGTTGAAAATCGATAACGCGTTGTACGCGCTTCCGTACGTTCCGTAATGGTTTGATAAGGAATCAGCTGCGTACCGATCCTTGGATATCGTGCCAAGAAAGATTCCATCTTCTGCTATGAGGGACGCCCCCAACACGTCATCTATCGTAGGAGCATCGCGTAGTTCGCTGGTGGCTCCTTCGATCTTTGGTGTCTCGAACAGATCAACATAGGGACTCGGAAGACGCGGCATCCTCAGGCGACGGAGAGGGCGCAGTGGGCGCAGAGGGCGTAGTGGCCGAAGTGGCCGCGCCAAGCGCGGTCGCCTTGGTTCCTGGGTATTTCGCACGATCCTGTCATCGTTGAGGATGTACCCTTGAAACTGACCATCCGCACTGTAGAAATTATTTCCGTTAACGACAAATCCTAGCCAGTCGCAATTTGGTGAGAAAACGTTGTTTCCCACGGCAAATGCGACATACTCACCGGCCGTATTAAACAAGTAGCGGGTTGCCACTTAGGCCTCCTTTCTGGTGAGCTTGGTTCCAATAACGGCAAGCATCGCCCCTACAATGACTAGGACCCACCCCGGGTAAGAGGGACTAGTGCCGGTTATCAAATTGACGCCAAAGCCGATACAAACGTTCGATGCAAGCAGAAGGAGCGTGCCTTGAGAGGCGAGCTCTTTCTTCGTTTGATAGGCAGAAACATACGTCTGGGCCGTATTGAGGTCGTTCCTAAGCGACGTGTTGTCATCTAACAGGGTTCGGTAGTAATGCATGAGCATCGTTATGGCCGTTTTATTGCCCGTCAGTTCCTCGACGGATAGATTGGCCAGCTCATCGGTTGAAAGCCCTAAGATACGCTTATCGCGCTCGGATGGACCCGGCGCCTCCATATGTTCCTTGTTCATAACCCTCCCCTGTTTGCCAGCCGAGGGCAAGGGAACTGCTCGGCGGCCTTGTGCACCAATTGTCCCTCAAACGTTATCGTCGCCTGTCCGCTAAAAGGCATTCCTTACCAGATCCTCTGTTTCGAACGTCTCGATGCGCAGCAGCTCCCAGCCTCGGCCAAAGCTAATTGACACCACCATAGAGAGCTTCTTACCCAGCTCAGTAGCGAGGAGTTGCAGATCGATCGGCCTCGACAGTTCGGTTTCGCTTATTCCAGAATCACCAGCGGCACAACAATCTCTTCTTTAAAGTCGGTAGCGGCAGGATATGCACGCGCTAGCATACGTACGCGCAGCCGATTGAACCCCAGCATTGTCTCGTATAAGTCGGGGTAAGAACCGATGCCCGAACTGAAGTACTCTGGGGTCGTCAGTAATGCGACCTTTCCACCGGCGGCACGATCAATACCAAAAAATTTTTGCGAGGCCACCTCCCTCTTCTCACCATCCTTGTGTTCGTTCAGTACGACCTTTTTGACACTAAGATCGCCCTCGATCCAACCAATTTTCGAGTGCGCGACGTACTCGTCGCCCAATGGTTGTAACTCAGGAAGAGCCTCCAAGTCCTTCAAAACCTGCTTAAGCATGGCGATGGTAGAGAGCGAAAAAGCACGAGTTTCGCCAGCGCTAAGCTCACCATTGAACAAAGAAAGCGCCACTCCAGCCTTCTTTCCTTCCGTCTTGGAAATCAACGTCTGAGCGGACGTGCCACTAATAGCCTCGTAAGCTCCAGCAATATAGTCGCGGTCTAGATAGACTAGGCGATGCAGAAGATCCAATTTATTCATTCGCACCCTCAAATGCCCTAACGCTCGTGAAATCCAATCACGCAGGCCTGCGCTGTTAGCCATCAAAATATCCCCTTGCGACAATCCACCTTGGCCAGCAAAGGGGGCGAACGATCCGCATGCATCGATAACGCATATAGCTACCATCTGTCTGCTTGAGTAGTTGCTAGTGCAACCGCACGCCGCTCGGCCGGCCTGCGAGGGCCGGGGCGCGCCCGCCATCCCGCGTAGCCTTTAGAGATCAGTTTCGACGCAAGGCGCAAAGTCCGTTTGAAGGAGGCTCTAGACTCACCTAAGGGAGTAGCGTCATTCGCTTAGGTTGAGGGAGACGAGCTCCGCGAGCTTCGCCGCAATGTCTGCCATTGACTCTTCTGCGGTACTTAGACCGCTGCGCGAGCCAAGGAGGGGGCTGACGTCACGAAGAGCCTCATAGGTCGTGTTGTGCACGATGGGAACGAGCTGATCACGTGCCAACAACGCCGAAAGCTCTTTGTCGGCGATGCCCTCCTGGGGAAGGCGGCGCAGCAGCGCAGGGGTCACCAGCACGAGTCCGATTTTCGAGTTTGCCAACCCCTTGTCGATGGCGCGCATCAACGGCACGCCGAGCAGAACGTCCTTCTCGCTGAACCAAACAGAGACGCCGCGCGCCACGAGCAAATCGTGTAGCTCTTTCGCGGCCCCCTGCCGGTCATCCCAGGCATGGCAAAGAAAGACGTCCCTAAGGTCAGGAAGCGTGGATCGAGTCTCGAACGTGCGGCGGATAGGCGTAAGCGCCTGCACTTGGGCGACCGTGTAAGACACAGACGAACCAGCTCGCGACCAGCGCGGCCTGGCGCCGCTAGATCCGCCACCGCCACCGCCACTGCTACGGCTGCTGCCACCGCTTCCAGAAGAAGTGTATGAAGGATACGAATAGTCCGAATAAGACCTACCACCACCATAGCCGCTACTACGGTAACGGCATGCCGGACAGGCTGCGGCTGCCGCCGCTGAGCTATGTCCACGTACTGGCGCTGTACACCTAGCCATTTCAAACTCCCTCTTTAAAATGTGCTTTCAAGTAGATGGTTAATCAACCAAACCGCTCAATCCGAAATGTGTCTGGGTGCCCTATAGGCCGCTTTGGGTCGAAAGCGG